ATAATCATTTAAATCTATACCATCTTGAGGTGTTTCCTCTAAATTAGGCTCATATGAATTAGCTAATCCACCTGTTGAAAAAGTTTGTGGCTCTATAACATTTTGATAATTACCGTCTAGTCTTAATCTATTCATATCTAACTGCATTCTTTTAAGAGTAGGAAATACTAAAGGAAACACATCCACATCTCCTAAATTTCTAGCAATCTCTCTAAATCTTTCTCTTATATCATCAGATGGAAAGTAAGCATTAAATCTACCTGTTCTTAATAAATTAAAATTTTCATCTGATAATTGTCTGTCAGCAAATTCTGTTCTAAGTGTATTGGTTGGTGTGCCTAGTATTTCAGCTGCATTTATATTTTTATGCATTTCTTTTTGAACATCAAATCTAGCTTTATTAGATTCATAAAATCTTCTTATAACATCATTAGGTTCTATTGGACCACCTCTCAATAATCCAAAAGCGCCTCCAGTAAATTCTCTTCTAGCATTTCTGATACCTCTTTGATACTCAGCAATTTTAAAACCCATTGATTTTACAGGGTCTACTTTAACAGGTCTGAATCCAATCAAACCAGCCATCTGATCATCTAATTGTAAAACATCACCTGTTTTTGTAGGAGCACCTGTAATAGCTTGTCCTACTCTAATGTATTGTTTGTAAGAAGGAGCTAATGCTTCCATTAAATGTTTAAATTTAATTGACATTCTATCACCAATAGGAGTTTGATCGGTGTATAAAATTCTACCGTCTCTGGTTCTACCATCTCTTCCAGGTAATAATGGAAATAAACTAATATCTGCAGAGGCTTCTGTCCAAATAGATTCATCTATAAATGGAGCTGCAACTTCTGTCATAGCCTCTTCTGCACCTGTCACAAATCCTTTTAATATAGTATCTCCGTCTTTTACTCCTGCAATTATTTCATTAGATAAAGTTCTAAAAGGTCTACCAATTAAATCGTATGCATTTGAGTGACTAAAATCTATGTATTTTAATTCACCAGTATCTTCATCTCGTATGGGAATCAAAGTTGAATTTCTAGACCAATCAGGAACAAACTGTCTTAAAGCTTGTAATTCATCTTCTGTTACATCGTACAAAGCTTTTGCACCTTCTACTGTTAGAGCAGGGACTGCATTTAAAGTAAAAGCCATACCTGTGGCTCTCGTAGCTCCAATAGTATATAGAGGATTATTATTCTTTACCATTCTAGATGTACCGTCTTCTAAAACTTCTAAAACAAAAGGAGTTATATCAGAACCTCTAACAGTTACACCTTTACCAGGTAAATGTTTCATTTCTTTAATAGCTTGAGTTGCTATGTTTGTAGTTGTTCTAATCATCTCAGATGGAAATGACATAAAATTACCAACAGGTAATAATCTTGCAGTTCTTACAACGTCTCCTACAAAAGCATAGTTTGGAACAGTGTTTTTTACTATATCTGCTGCTTCTCTTTTTAATGCCTCTGTATTTAAAAAATCATCATAAGTTCCTTTAAATTTTTGTTGAGATTTAGCAATATTAAATTTTCTAATTAATTCTTCTTCTGGTATGCCTTGTAAATATTGTTTAGAAACTTTTATATTTGCATTGTTATAAGCTTTTTGTCTTCTTGATAGCTCCATAAAATAATTTGTAATTTTCCAAAAATCATCTTCTGCTGTATATTTACCTTGTAAATACTCAGGAACCTTTTTTAATTTTGCAAGCATAGGATTCATAACAGCATCAAGATCTGCGATTTTATCTCCAAAATTTACATCTCTCATTAAAGCTCTTAGATCTCCTATTTGAACTTGAGAATTTACTACACCTAATTCTAATAATTCTCTATAAGCTGCTTCAAATTCTTTATCTTTAAATCTTGTATTTTTTAAATTACCTACACCAGATATTTGCCAACCTTCTCTAAAAGCTTTTCCTAATGCTTTAGGATCTCTTGTAAAAAATATTCCGTTAGCGGAGGCAAAAGCTCCTGCACTTATAATATTACGTAAGTGTGTTGGTATTGAAAAAACTGTTTTAGCTAATTGAGAAGCTGCTTTTGGAAATAAAAGCAAGTTTCTATATAAAAAACTAGCTCCTTGTTCTGCTATGGTTGATCCCTCTTTTCCTCTTACTGCACCTGTAAAATATCCTACTTTAAGATTATTAGCTTGTGCCAGAGCATCTGCTATAGGTTTTGTTGTAAATCTACCTGCTAAAGGATTACCAATTTGTCCTATTCTAAAAGTTAAAAGTTTTTGTAACTCAGTATCCTTGCCAAACATTTCAACAATTTCTACAGTTTCATTTGTAGCAGCTTCTGCCTCTCCTCTAGTTTTCCAAAAACTTCCAACACCGCCTTGTTTTTGTATTGAATCATTTTGATCTGACAATTGTTTTAAAAAAGCACTCATTCTTGATACACTAGATAATTCAGTAATAGCATTAAAAATAGAATATCTTGGATCGGAGACTTCACCTAATAATTCTCTTACAACAGTTTTTTTTAATCCAGATTTATCAACTATTTGTTCTATAAATTTATCATCTTTTTTAAGACGTTCTAATGTTTTTAAAACATATGTAGGGTCTTGTAATTGTCTAACCCTACTTTTACCTCTTTTATATCCATCTTCTAATATTCGATCTACTATATTTCTAGCTTCTTGATAGTATGCTTGAACGTTTTTAGATTTATCTGAATCAGCTAATAGTTTTTGAAAAAATTTTATTGACTTTTCTTTAACTTCATCGGTTGGTTTATATCTTCCAAATAATCCTAAAATAGGAGCATCTTCAAATATTCTATATGTGTTTACCACTGATGATTTTAATCTTTCTTGAATTATATTTTTAAGTTCTGATGATTCATAGTTATTAACAGTTGACAATAAATCTTTAAATGTTGTTCTAGCATCATTTATAGTTCCTCTAAGTTCATCTATGGTATCATCACTCACACCTTTTTTTCTAATATTTGCAACAAATTTATCTAAAGTTTTAGGATTTACCATTTTTGTTAAATCACCATCTAATATTAATTCATTAATTCCTTTATAAAATTCATCTTTTTCAGCTTTAGTAATTGATTTGTCTAAAACTTTTTGCATTTCAGGAAAAGCTTTACTTACAGTTCTATCTAATTGTTTAACTAATTCAGTTGCTCTATTTAAATCTTTAGCTCTAAAACCCTCCATAACTTTTTGAGAACCAAATACGGCTCTTGTTAATGGTCCTTCAGGTGTAAAAGCCTCTGCAAATTTATTTAAATATCTCTCAAATCTATTAGTGCTATAAGCTAATTCTTTTCCTTTTTGAGCAAGAGCTTTTGCACTTTTACCTACAGCTCCCACAAAAGGAGTTATAAGTAATGATTCACTACTAAATTTAAATCTATTCATTAAACTTCTCAAAGCATCTTCTCTTCCACTACTTTCTTCTCTGTCTAATTGTGTAGGTCCTCTATCAAATAAATCACCAAATGTACCAATGTCTTCTACATCTGCTACAAAAAATTCTCCTGCTGCTCCTCCTAAAACTCCAACTCCAAATTTTTGAAATCCTTCTTTTTCATTTAACTCAACAACTTTTTCTGCACCTTTGGTTACTTTTTTACCGCCTTTATCACCAGCGCTAAAAAGTTTTCCAGATTTTTTAGCCTTAAAATATTTGTCAGCTAGTTTACTTCCTAATTTAAATCCTTGTGTTCCAGGAATACCTAACGATACAACCGTTTGTGTAAGTTTACCTATGCCTCTTTCTTCAGCTATTTCTTCAAATGGATTTAATTTATCAAAAAACATTTCAACATCAGCTGCAGTGTTAGTATCAAAACCTAAATCAATTAGTTCTGCACCTAATGAAAATACACCTTCTGGAACTTTAATTAAACCTGATGCTATACCTGAAAGACCTGCAGTATACCATGATACTTCGCTATCCTCTTCTCCACTTGAAACAGGAATAAACTCTGACATTTAATCTCCTATATTTCTAAATCTTCTGGACGTGTAAAATCAGGAAGAACCTCTTTTAATTTTTTTGGTGGTTTTGATTTTCTTTTAAATAATGGCGATATTGCTAACTCATCTTCTCTCATTGATTTTTTTTCTTCTTTACCATCTTTGTTTACTTCTTGAGTAGCAGAATCTACATCAATTTCATCTATTGTGTTATATGTTTTTGTTTCATATTCTTTAGTGTCTTTATTAAATATAATAAATTTATAATTGTCATCAAATGGATCATATACAAATTTATTTTTTAAATTTTTAAGTTGTTTTTTTGCTTCTCCTTTATCTAATTGTGATATGTCAACTTGAAGTTTACCTCCGTCCATTGATCCTCCTACTTTTTCACGAAATTTTGCATAATCATCTATATCAAAATTTGTTGCATTTTTAGCAGTTTGAGCGTTTAAATAAACTTTACTGTTACTGTCAAAAATTTTATCAAAGTCTAATTTATCTTCAGCTTGATTTGTTAATTCATCTGTTAATCTAATTGCCTTCAATTGATTTTCACCTCTTTTTTCTATTTGTTCTAGAGCTAGTTTTTGCTCTTGTTCACTTAAATTAGCATCAGATATAATTTTATTTTTTGCAGATCTAACCGCGTTATTAATTTCAGCTTCTTTTTCATCTCTTAAATTTTTAGCTTGTCTTATTTCTTTGTCTAGAGCTTCTTTAGTTGATATTCCAGACTCTACAGCTTTTAGTCTTATAGCTCTCTTAAAGTCAGCTTCTCTTTGTTTGTCTTTTAACATTTCTTTTATAGGCTCTTGAGATGCTGCTAAAGCTCTACCTATTCCGCCACTACCTCTGGTTTCTGTAGCATATGCAGGACCAAACGTAAGTAAAAATTTAGTTAAAGGATCTGCTGACTTATATTCTGTGGCTCCCATTAAAGCTTTTTCTCTTTCACCTATTATATCAGATAACTCTCTAGCTTCAGGCATAGTAACTTTAGGTGTCTGAAAATTAAAATCTAATCCTTGAAAAGGATCGGAAGTAGTTTTTGGTACATCTAATGGGTTAGGAGCAGTTCCAAAGAAGCCATTTTGAGCTTCTACTCTATCTGTAATGCCAGTCATAATGCCATTACCGACATTACCACCTTTTCTAAACATTGGTCTTTTAAATATTTTACTCATTATATCGCTCTATAAATACCTGCTAATGTAGCTCCTGCACCTATAGCTGTCTGTAATGGTGTTGGCACAGCTTGTTGACCCATAGTTACTTGTCCAGGATATCCTGCAATTAAACTTGTGACTCCTGAGCCATATTGTTGAGCAGCTGTTAAAGGCTGCATCATTTTTTGTTGTGCTAATTGTTGAGCAGCAGTAAGTTTCGCTTGTTCTTGTCCTTGTTGTAATCCGCCTAAAGTTGTTAGTGCAGATATTTGTTGACCTGCTAAAGCAGGAGCAGTTTGTGCTAATTGTAATTGCTGTGTAGCTAGATTCTGTCTATTTAAGAAATCTTGTTGCGCTAAATTTTGAGCTTGAGTAAATCCAGAAGCTAATAAGTTAGCCTGTAGTTGTGCTCTATCCATACCTCTACCAGTTAAAAATTCTGCTCTTTGTACTCCTTCACGTCCTCCACCAAATGCACCTGCACCGATTGCTGTTGCAGCAAGACCAGGTAAACCTTGTTGTGTTTGTAAATCAAATTCTTTTAATGTAGCGTCAATAACATCTTTTTGATACGGAGACATGAACTGTTTAAATGCAGTTGGCCCCGTAAGTTTAGCAGCTTCTTCTGCTCTTTTAGCTGCCGTTGTTAAAAATGGTTGAAATGATCCAAGACCTGCTGCTTTTGAAATAGCATCTTGAGTTAGTTGACCTGTTCCAGCTACAAACTGTGGTCCATATACTTTTGATAAATCTGCTCCTTTAAAAGATCCTATACCTTTTCTTAAATCATCTAAAAAAAGTTTTGCTTCTGCTTCTATAAACTCTGGTGGAGCTGTTATAGATTTTACTGTTTCCACTGCCATTATACTCTACCGCCCTTCTCTAACATTTTCATTTGATCATATAAACGTTGAGCGCCTCTATTGACGTCACCGCCTCCCATTCCTCTCACAGCGTCAGCTGTAAACACAAATTCATTATTAGATAACATAGCAGGTATGTCATCCGCTTTTTCTTTTACACCAACTGGAGGTATAAATCCACCTGTTTCTCTAAGATCTAATTCTTTAACACCTGCTTTGTTTGTTCTTTGAGGTAGACCCATGATGCCTGATGCCTGATCCACAACATCACCACCTATGGCTTTATTTTGTCTCTCATAAAAATCTTTATATTCTTTGAAATTTTCGTGTTCTGTTACAAGCATGCTTTCAGGATTTTTTTCAAATCTTTTTTTCCATGTTTGATATTGCCTATCATCAGAATAATCTTGAGTACCATCTGAGTAACCCATACGACCACCGTAAGCTCTATTTGCTCTATCCTCTTTTACATAATCTTCAAATCTTTCCTTATCTAAAAAATGTAACTGATCATATTCATCTTTAATTCTAGAGCCAAATAATTCTTTTGCTTCTTCTTTGTTAGCCATTCCAGGAGCAGCCTTCTTAAAATTTTCATACATTTTAATTAGATTCGTAAATCTTTTATTACTTTCTGCTCTTCCTGGTAATGGATCACCTATTTCAGCTGTTCCAAGAACAGTTTTATTTATATCTTCTTCACTTTGAAATTTTGGTTTTTTAGGAATAATTAAACTTTCTATTCCTTCTTTATCAGTTCCATCTGCATAACCAACTCTACCACCATCCGCAAACTCAACAGTGTTTGCAGATACAAACTCTTCAACTTCTTCTGGTTTAGCTTGTGGATTTAATTGCATGTATCCTCTTTTTAAATAAGATTTCATAGACTCTACATCTCTTGGCATTTCATTTGGATTTGAAGTATCCAAACCTGCTGCTTGTAAAGCAGCAGCCGCTGTAGTTCCTAGTGCTCCTATAGCAAGAGTTTTACCTAAAGTTTTTTCACCACCAAAAAAATTTTTTGCAGCTCCAAATATACCAGATGATCCTGGCATATTAGGAGATCCTTGTGGAACACCAAATATACTTGGAAGAGCAGCTTGTATTCCTGCTTTACCTAATAAACCTGTTGCTTGTCCTCCAATAGCAGCTCTACCAAACAGTCCACCTATCTGTGTGCCTGGTATACCAAATCCAATAGCACCTAGTATAGCAGCTTTACCCACTGGAGACTTTGCTATTTTACCTACACCTTTTACAG